GTCTACTTCTTCGACGCAGACCTTATCGACAAGCGAACCGAAGGTGCCGGCGGCGCTTTCCTTCGACCAGCCGCGTTCGATCAGCGAAGTCGTGTCGCACCAGGTGTACTCGTCCTTTTCGAAGAAGGCCGGACGGTCACCGCCGCAACCGGCCAGCGCGTCGACGGTCAGGAAGTACAGGGCGTGCAGTTCGTTGTCGGTCAGGTCGAAGGCGGCGGCTTCGGCGACGACTTCTTCGGCGGCGTCGATCCAATCCGGGTCGGTCGGTTCGGCGACTTCGGCGACCGGGGCTTCGAATTCCTCCGGGCGGACGATAGAGACGAAGTCGGCGGCGGTCTTGTCGGCGTCGGCCAACGCCTTGGCGACCCGGTCAAGGGCGACGGCGCGGGAAGCGAAGCGCTTGACGGCGGAACCGGTCAGCTCGTTGAAGCCCTTGAGCAGTTCGGCGGTCGTCAGGTCGGCGATCTTGGTCATTGTCTGTCTCCGTGTTGCGGGGTGTTCCCCGTTGCTGATGCGAGAGACTTAGGTTGCGAAAATCCGAACATCCAGAGGAAAAATGGCTACATCGCCATTTTTCTTTACCGGTCCGGCTACGGCATATAGAACGTAGCCAAATTCCGAATCACGGAGAGACCGATGAACGCCGTAGACCCCGTCGTGCCCGCCGACTCCTGGACCTTCAAGAGCGCGGACGTCGCGAACAACTTCGACGCCCACGTCGTCGCTCAGCTGCCCTGGTACCCGCTTGTCACCGAAGCGGTCGCCCTTGCGGTCAAACAGTTCCTGCCGGAGAACGGCAAGGTCATCGAGATCGGCTGCTCGAACGGCAACATCGCCCGCGCGATCAAGTCGACGGTCGACCGCCGCAACGCTTCCTATATCGGGATCGACAACAGCGCGGAGATGTTCGACCGCATCAACCTGCCGGGCGACGAGACCAACTTCCTGTTCCATCATATCGAAGCGGAAGTCTTCCCGTTCCCGGCCCACGACGTCTTCGTGTCGATGCTGACCTTGATCTTCATCAAGCCGGAAGACCGCAAGGCGATCCTGGCCGACGCCTGGGACAACCTTCCGACCGGCGGCGCGATGATCCTGGTCGAGCGGCTTTCGCAGTCTAGCGGCGAGCACGGCCAGCTCCTGAACCGGATGACCTTGAACGCGAAGCGCGGTGCGGGCGTTTCCGCCGAGCAGATCGCGATGAAGGAATTCAGCCTCGTCGGCGTCCAGCGACCGATCTACGACGGCGAGATCCCCGGCCAGCCGAAGACCTTCTTCCAGTTCGGCGACTTCGCCGGGATCGTCAGCACCAAATCGTAGCCATAGTTCGAAAATTTCCTCTGACAATCGGTGACGAACGTGATAAATATCACAATCAACGGGCGGGAAATCCCGCCTTCTGCACCAGGGAGTAACCAATGGCCGCAACTTCGGGTCTGATCCAGACCCTCGCCGTCTCAGCCGCGAACGAAGCCCGCGACAACGGCATCGGCGCCGACAGCTTCGAAGACGCCGCCGACCTGGCCGCGTCCATCGCTTCCGAACTCGCCATCAAGATCCTGGCGAACGCGAACTTCGAAGCCCGCAACGAAGGCGGGATCGAAGAAGCCATCCGGGCCGCAATCGCGGCCTAACCCTTCCCAGCAAAGGAGACAGACCTATGGCCCAGGCCATCAACATCTTTCACGACAAGAAGCAGCACACCAGCCCGAAGCGCGTGTCCGTCCGTCGTCGCCTGATCGACGGCGCGGTCGCGAAGATCGGCGAGCGGATCACGGACGGTTCGTCGTTCGATGTCGCCTTCTACACGTCGATCCAGCAGATGTGGCTTCTGGCCGGCACGATGGGCCTGGGCGCCCTGAAGGTCGACCGCATGGCCCGTCGCGTCGCCGCGAAGGTGTCGTAGCCAATGTCCGAAGTCATGGAGACAATCGAGGCGAAAGCGTCCGCGCAGAAGACGTTTTCGCCGGAGCACGTCGCGGCCATCGCTGAAGGCTGGGGCAAATGCGGCGACGCGTTCGCGCGGGCGGGTGACCTGATCGACGAAATCACGGAGGAACTGGAATGATGGTCTGCGACTACAATCCCACCATCAAGGGCTGCGGCGCCTGCGACCTCGCCCACTCCGAAGCCGAGGCTGATGGCTGCGGCTGGCGGAGGATGACAGTTGGCGAGCGGCTGGCGGCTCTCGACTGCAACTACCTCCGCGCTCTCGCGACCGCCTACACCTTCGGCGTCGTCTTCGTCGCGTCCCTCGCTATCTTCCCGCTGGGCATCTTCGAGTCGATCTTCGAGAACGCTCGGGAAATCCGGAAGATTATGGCCGGCTCTATCGAGTCGATCTAGGGTTAGATTTCCACCCCGCGTAGCCAATCGGCGAAAGTCTCCGACGTACCCAGCGGGTTTTTACACCCCATTCGACGTCGGAGACTGCCGAATGGCAACGAAGAGACAGCCGAGAGGCAACGGAACTAGCCGCGCAGTTAGGAGCGCGACGAAGGACGGTGCGAAGACCGGCAAGACGATGAACATCACGCGCAAGGGGTCCGTCAACGAGACGACCGTCAGGATGCGCGAGTACATCATGCAGGCCGGGAACCCGGTCGACTTCCTGCTCGGCGTAATGAAGGGCGAGCCCTTCCCGCAGCCGGCCAGCCGGAAAGATCCCGAGACCGGCAAGCAGCCCATCATCTACCCGACCGAAGACCAGCGCATCGACGCCGCCAAGCAGCTTGTGCCGCGCGTGATGCCGACTCTTAAGCCGGTCGGCGGGAACCTGGTGCTGAACCTGAACGCTATCGAGAAGCCGGAAGACATCCTGACCGCGATCAACGCCGTCATCACCGGGATGAATTCGGGCGAACTGCACCCGGACGATGCGGCAGGCATCCTGGCCGTGATCGAGAAGGCGCGGGAAGCCATCGCGACAGATACGCTGGCGAAGGAAGTCGAGGAACTGCGGTCCATGATCGCGGACGCGACCGATGGGTAACGACCGCTTCGCCCGGTTCGAACTCGGTGTCGGCTTCCTGTCCGATGCGCTGAACGCGTTCGCCGGAAAGTACATCGGCAGCGGCCAGTACCGGCATGTCTACGAGTACACCCCGGACCCGAAGAACTGGGTCGTCAAGCTGGAGAACGGCGACCGCTCCTTCGCGAACGTCATCGAGTGGGAGCTGTGGTCGGAAGTCGAGCACGGGCCGGCGGCGAAGTTCTTCGCGCCCTGCAAACTGATCTCCCCCGGCGGCGGGTTGCTGCTGCAACGCCGGACGAGGCCGCTCGACCCGAAGAGGCTTCCCGACCGCGTCCCGTTCTTCTTCGGCGACCTGAAGCCGGGGAACTACGGCACCATCGGCGGGCGTCTCGTCTGCCACGACTACGGGAACCACCTGATCGCGGACGGCATCCCGGCCAAGCCGCGCATGGTCAAGGCGAGGTGGCGGATCTGATGGCGTCGTCGGTCGCCCTCCTGAGGCAAACGCGCCAGCTCAAAGCCTCCTTCAAGTCGAAGACCGGGCGGAAGACGGACGGCTGGTACGGCTGCCTGACCGTCGACTTCGACGCCCTATGGGACGCGGACGAAGAAGGTCGCGCGAAGATCGCGAACGACGACAAGCCGAACGCCGCACGGCACGGCGTGTCGCTTCTCCCCGCCTTGATCGCTGACCCGGACGAATGGCAGGCGCGCGCGCTTCCCTACGAACGCCACCTGAAGGCGACGATGGAAGAGCGGCTGGCGAAGAAACGCCCCGTGGACATCGACTTCGATCCGTTCTCTGACACTCCGATCAAGTGGGCGCCCTTCACCGGGTCGCAGATGCTGTACCTCGCGTGCCCGGTCCGCGAAGCGCTCTTCCATGGATCGCGCGGTACGGGTAAGTCCGACACGCTGCTGATGGACTTCTCGCAGGACGTCGGGAAGGGGTGGGGGTCGCACCTCAAGGGGCTGATCATCCGCCGGACCTTCCCCGAGCTGAAGGACATCATCGACAAGTCCGCGAAGCTGTTCCCCGTCCTGTTCCCCGGCGCGAAGTACAACGCCGCCGAGCACGTCTGGAAGTTCCCCGGCGGCGAACAGCTCATCTTCGGCTACCTCGACAAGCCGAAGGACTATCTGCGCTACCACGGCCACGAGTACACCTTCCTGGGCTTCGACGAATTGACGTCCTGGCCGGATCTGAACCAGTACCTCGAGCTTCAGACTTGTGTGCGTTCGCCAATCGCCGGCATCCCGCTGAAGGTCCGCGCGACGACGAACCCGTCCGGTCCGGGGCACAACGCGGTCAAGCGCCGGTTCATCGATCCTGTTGAGCCCGGCGAAGTCTACGAAGACCCGGAGACCGGACTGGCCCGATGCCACATCCTGTCGAACGTCGTCGAAAACGTCCTGATCGTGAACAGCTACATCCCGACGCTGCGCGCGATTGAAGAAGAGAACCGGCGCCGGGCGTGGATGTACGGCGACTGGAACGTGACGGCAGGCGGCGCGCTCGACGATCTCTGGAACCGCGACGCGCACGTTCTTACGCCGTTCGAAGTCCCGACGTCCTGGCGGATCGACCGAAGCTATGACCACGGCGAGAGCAGCCCCGGAGCCTGCCTATGGTGGGCTGAGTCGAACGGCGAAGAAGTTCGGATGGCGGACGGTTCGCGACGGGCCTTCCCGCGCGGGACGCTGTTCCTTGTCGAAGAATACTACATCGCGAAGCGCGGAACCTTCGACCAGGGCCTGCGCCTCCCGGCGAAGGAGATCGCGTCGAACATCAAGGAGTATGAGCGGGTCAACAAGTGGCTCTACCGGCACCAGGTCCGCGCCGGGCCGGCTGATAACGCTATCTTCGACGTCGGGTCCGGCGGGTCCGACTCTATCGCCAAGCAGATGGAAAAGAACGGCGTCCGCTGGGAGCGGTCCGACAAGTCGCGCGGGTCGCGGCGGAACGGTCTGTCGTTGCTTCGGCAGCGCTTGAAGGAAACGCTGCGCGGCCACGAGACCGGCTACATGGACGGTCCGGGGATCTTCATCTTCTCGCACTGCGCCGCCTTCCTAGCGACCGTCCCTTCGCTTCCGCGCGACGACAAAGACCCGGACGACGTCGCGACCGACGCGATTGACCACGTCTACGACGCGGCCCGCTATCGATGCCTTGCCCAGAAGGTCACCGCAGGCGCTCGGAAGGTCAAGGGCGGCTGATACATAAGCCCCGGCTAGGTCGATACCCGCCGGGGCTTGATGGGCTTGAGAGGGCGCGAGAGCGTCAGAAGGCGAAGCCGCAAGCCGTCGCGACGATCCGGGCGTTCTCGTTGATGTTGGGCAGGTCGTAAACCCGCGTGCTGTCGTTCGAACGGTAGACCGGAACCTGGACGGCGACCCGCGAATGCTGGACCAGCGTCCCCAGGACGGGGCCGACCCGACCGGCACCCCAGTAGCCGCGCGCCGTGTTGTCGTTCGACGACTGCATCACGTTCCAGGACGGCTGGCGGCTATCCAATCGGACCAACACCCGGGTGTGCTTCGGCGTCAGGTAGTCGCCGAACTGGAAGGTCACGCGCGGTTCGCCGTTCGTGCAAGCGATCACCATCGAACCGTTCCTCCACTTCTGGCCCGTCTTCGTTGACGGCGAATAGATGACGGTGACGTTCGTCCGGTCAGTCATCGGGTCGATTTCGACCAAGCGGGACCAGCCGTCGCCGCGCTTCACGCCCGGCTCAAGCGCGTCGGTCGCTGCCAGTTCCTTGACCTGCGCCTTCTGCGCGTGCAGCGCTTTGATGTGCGCCGGGCGCCGTTCGACGACTTCCTTCCCGAAGCCCTTTTCCGTCATGCAGCGTTCGTAGATCGGTCGGCGCCCCGTTTCGCGCATCGGCGCCGTCGCCCCGTTGACCGCGCCGGCAACTACGCCAGCGAACGCGCCGGCAACCCCTAAGACGCCCGCGCCATGTTCGACCGCAATCGGCCCGCTTACGTTGTTGATGCAGTAGGCGCGGGCTTCCTTGTAAGCGGCTTCGCGCGGATCGTGGTTGCCCTGGACGGTCCCCGGCATTTCTTCGGGGTCGTTCGGACTGGCGATGGCGGCGGTCGATGCGAGCGCGATCATCGCGGCAACGGTGATGGTCTTGAACATTGATCTGGCTCCTAGTGTTCGTTGTTCGGTTACGCTTGATCGAACATCTAGGCTGGCCCGTAACCGAATACCAGAAAAAAATGCCCCGGCACGAAGCCGGGGCGAAGGTTCCCTCGAAAGGGCAGGGAGACAGAGGCGGGATAACGCGCCCGCCACGCGAACTGTTACGCCGAAGCGGCGACCCCAAGGCGCCAGCGACCCGCGTCGGTTTCGACGGTCTTCCGGGTGAACTTCACGATTTTCGTTGTCACCACGCGGTTTCCGTCGTCGTCCTTCCCGACCAGCACCTTCGCGCCGGGCTCCCAGTCGGGGTGCGTGACCGACAGGTGGATGGACTGCCAGTCGTAGATCCAGCCGAGGAACAGCTTCCGCTTCGGCGTATCGTCTTCGATTTCGGTCATGGCGGATTGTTCCTCGGCGTTCCATTTCGTGTAGCCAACATAGTAGGAGTTCGGTTACGGATCAACCGAATTTGGGATGCGCTTCGGTAAACGGGTACGTTCGGCGCAAGTTCTTAGGTGAGGTGCCTATGCCCGTCGATACTGTTCACGATCTCTACGCCCGCTACAAGCCGGAGTGGGAGAAGACCCGCGACACCGCGCAGGGGCAGGTCCGCATCCATCAGCGGACGACGACGTACCTGCCCATCCTCGACGGCGAGAGCGACGAGGAATACAACGCCCGGCTGAAGCGGTCGCTGTTCTTCAGCGCGACGTCGCGGACGGTCGAGGGCTTGTCCGGGATGATCTTCCGCAAGGAGCCGGAGATCACGGCGCCCGAAAGCCTCGCTGAGTGGATGAAGGACGTAACGTCGGACGGCGTCGACCACACCGAGTTCGCCCGTCGCGGCGTCGAAGAAGTTCTGCTGACCGGTCGCGCCGGCTTCCTAGTGGACTTCCCCGAAGTCGAGACCGACGAAGAAGGGACTGAGATCCTACTGACGGTCGCCGAAGCGCAGCGCGCGCGGCGCGTCCCGTTCCTGCGCCGGTACACCGCCGAGTCGATCATCAACTGGCGCGAAAAGCGGCTGCCGAGCGGCGCCTGGGGCTTGGCGCTTGTCATCCTGGAAGAGGAATACGAAGAACAGGACGCCGATGACGAGTTCAACTTCACGAACGAGCGGCAGTACCGCGTCCTGGATCTGAACGAAGAAGGCCAGTATCGCCAGCGCCTGTTCCGCCTTGAGTCATCCGGCGGCGCGGTTGCGTCCCAGGCGGACATGCGCGCGACGTCGACCAGGGGGCTGAAGTCCCGCGTCGATAGCTGGGTGCCGATTTCCGAGATCGTCCCGATGTTCAACGGTCGCCCGCTCGACTACGTCCCGTTCGTCTTCCTGTCGCCGTCCGGGAACACCCCAGACATCCAGAAGCCGCCGCTGCTGGACATGATCGACGTCAACCTTCAGCACTACCGCGTGTCGTCGGACTACTACCACGGCCTCCACTACGTCGGCCTCCCGACGCCCTACGTGACCGGCGTCAGCAGCGAAGAGGCCGAAGAGCTTGACTCCATCGGCCCGCAGACGCGCTGGGCGATCAGCAACTCCGATGCGCAGGTCGGCTACCTTCAGGTCGACGCCAACGGGTTCAAGATGCTTCAGGAGGAAATGACCAAGCTGGAGCACCGGATGGCGGTCCTGGGCGCGCGGATCTTGGCGCCGAACGAAAAGGCTTCCGCCGAAAGCGGGCTGGCCCTGTCGATCCGGTCGAACTCCGAGAACTCCGTCCTGATCTCGATTGCTCAGTCGGTCAGCAACGCGATGGAAGTCGCGCTGAAGATCGCCGCCGAATGGATGGGGATCGCCGAACGCGACGTCGTCTACAAGCTGAACCAGGACTTCGTCGTGGACAAGATCGACGCCCCGCTGCTGACGGCGTGGGTCGCCGCGTACCAGTCCGGGTCGATCTCCTACGAGATGTTCTTCAACGGCTTGAAGGGCGGCGAGGTTATCCCGGCGGAGCGGACACTGGAAGCCGAAATGGAAGCCATCGAGAACGACCGGGCCGCGCTTGGCGAATTGAACCTGGCCGACGCACCCGAAGACGCCGCGTCTCGCAGACGTGGCCGGGTGGACAATTCGTCGAACGACGGCGAAGCTTGATCCATGAAGGTCATCGACGGCGGTAAGTCCAAGCCCCGCGAGCCGGAAGACCCGTATTTGTGGACGTGCCACGTCTGCGACGGGACGACGACGGTAGAGCTGACCACCGGGTCATTCTACGTCAACGGCAGGCTGATGGGCGGCACGACGCGTCGGTTCTGCGCCGACTGCTTCCTGGCTGGCAAAAAGACCCCCGTAGCCGAAAAGCCAAACGAATAAGGGCCGGTGTCTGCCCGGCCCTTGTGCTTCGTCTTCCTGACGTAAGCCCTTCTATTCCTTACGACTTGCGGTCTGTGATTTCGTAGGTCACGCGCGACCGGGTTACGTTTCGCGGGTTCCTTCTTCACGGGGTCTTCCTCCTATGGCTACAAGCTTCGCCGAAGCGGTACACGATAGCACGATCCGCCGTCAAGTGGGGATTGAGCGCTTCAAGTCCGGCGCGCTCCGGCGGATCATATCGCTCCTGAACGAAGTCGACGCCGACATCATCGACCGCCTCGACAGCATCAATGGCGTCCGGTCCCGGCGCCGGGTCGAAGCCGTCCTGCGCGAGATCCGGCGGATCAACGCGCGGGCGTTTCAGGAGATCCTGCGGCGGATGGGCGAAGAGATCGAGGACTTCGCCGAAGCGGACGCCGCCTTCGTGACCCGGTCGCTGAACGCCGCGCTTCCCGATGGCGTCGGCGGCGCGGTCAACTTCCTCGCCCCGTCCGAAAAGCTTCTGTTCGTCGCCGCCGAGAACGACTTCAACAACCACCTCGTGCGTGGTCGGACGATCCGGTCGTGGCTCGACGGTATTCGGTCCGGGGACTCGGAGCGGATCGAGAGCGCAGTCCGGCTTGGCTTTACCGAAGGCCAGTCCGTCGACGATATCATTCGGCGCTTCCGGGGGGCGCGTCAGCTCCGCTTCCGGGACGGTATCCGGGAGGTCACGCGCCGGCAGCTCGAAAGCCTGATCCGAACCTCCGTCCAGTCCGCGTCTTCCCAGGCGCGCGACGCGGTCTACGAAGAAAACAACCAGCTGCTGAAGGGCGTCCAGTGGGTCGCGACGCTCGACGGGCGGACGACGAAGATTTGTATGTCGCTCGATCAGAAGGTATTCCCGGTCGATAGCGGGCCGCGCCCACCGGCTCATTTCAACTGCCGGAGCACCACGGTCCCGCAGATCAAGTCCTGGCGCGAGCTTGGGCTGAACTTGTCCGAACCGCCCGCCGCGATGCGCCCGTTCGTTCGGTCGACCCGGCGCTGGCGTGATATCCCGCGCGGCGAGCGGTCGCTGATTGATCGCGGGACGGTCCCCGGCGATCTTCGATACCCGCAATGGCTCCGGCGCCAGCATCGCGACTTCGTCGAAGACGTGATGGGCGTCGATAAGGCGAAATTGTTCCTCGACGGGGATCTTGCGATAGACCGGTTCGTAGATCAGGGCGCGCTCCGGGAGTATTCCCTGGAAGAATTGCGGCGCCGGGAGCCTCAAGCCTTTGAAAAGGCGGGGCTTTCGGACGACGAATAGACCGAGGGTTGCGCGGCCAGTAGTATTTTGCAACGCAGAAAGTTCCGGGATTGGACTAAATTTGTTCTAGGAAACTCGATAACGCGTTGAAAATCAACAACAGTCTAAAAGTCACAAGGTGCAATTGGCGGCTTAAAGATATATACATAATAAGCCCCCAATTACAGCTTGATCCTTTTTTATCTGGAATTAATCGATTCTGATTGATGACGGATCGAACGGCAATCAAGTATCGACCGCCTTAGAAGGCCGAGAAGCCCTGCCGATTTGTTGTCCGGCGGCAACCGTACCTGATCGCCCTCCGAGACGCCCTACGCCCTGTTTCCGCCCGGTTGCGCCGTATTTCGTAGCCGTCTCCCGAAACTCGTAACGTCCGTCCCGCAAGTCGACGATTAGAGGTCGCCGACGCTTCAACCCGAAACCAGAGGTGAACGGGCATGACCGAACAGGTCCACGACGACGCCGGCAACGAAGGCGCCGACGACAAAACCAACGAAATCCAGAAGCAGATCGAAGCCGCCGTCGCCAAGGCGACCGAAGGCCTGGCCGCGAAGAACTCGGAGCTGCTCGGCGAACTGAAGACCGAGCGCGCCGCGCGGCGGGACGCCGAAGGCAAGCTCGACGGCGTCGACATCGAGGCCGTGAAGAAGATGGTCGCCGACTCCGAGGCTGCCAAGCTTGAGCAGCAGAAGAAGGAAGGCAAGTGGGACGAGATCCTCGCCAAGCGCGACGAGGCCCACGCCGCCAAGTTCGGCGACATGGAGGCCAAGCTGTCGGCCCGCGCCGAAAAGACCGAGGGCTTCGCTCAGAAGGTGCTGATCGACGCTCAGCTGTCGACCGCGCTGGCTCAGGCCAATATCGCCCCGCACTTCCTGAAGGCGGTCACGTCGATGGTCCGCGCGGCGATCTCCGTCCGCGCCGATGACGACGCGTATTTTGTCCCCTACGTCGACGTCGAAGGCACCGAGCTGTCGGTCGCCGACTACGTCAAGGTTTGGGCCGAAGGCGACGAGGGCAAGCACTTCGTCCTGGCGCCGACGAGCGGCGGCGGCGGCATGACCGGCAAGCCGGGCGCCGGCAAGGCCGGCCAGGTGAACCCCTGGAAGAAGGAGACCCGCAACCTGACGCAGCAGGGTCAGATCCTCAAGAGCGACCCGCAGCTCGCCGCGCGTCTCAAGCGCGAGGCCGGCGTCGCCTAACCGGCGGCTCCATACTCTCTCCGACGAGCGGGCGCCCTTCGGCGCCCGTTTCGTTTGTGGGTCGGGAATTTCGTAGCCGAATGTCGAACACCCTAAGACTGGGCGTAACCAAAGCGCAGTGGCGCGTGGTTGCGAGTGGCGGGCGCGTCCGCTTGCCAGAACCTGTCTAGGAGAGAGAGACCCAATGGTCGAGACCCGTATTGCGGACGTCATTGTGCCCGACGTCTTCAACCCGTATTTCATCGAGCGCACCGCTGAACTGTCCGCCTTGTGGCAGTCCGGGATCGTCGCCGGTGACCCGCGTATCGATGCCCTGGCCGCCGGTGGTGGCAAGGTCATCCAGATGCCGTCCTTCCAGGATCTCGGCAACAGCGACTCGGAAGTCCTTTCCGACAGCGCGCCGCTGACCCTGAACAACATCACTTCCCAGAAGGAAGACGCCCACATCCTCCTGCGCGGTAAGGCCTGGGGCACGAACGACCTGGCCCGCGCGCTGGCGGACGGCGACCCGATGGCTGCCATCGGCGACCTGGTGGCCTCCTACTGGGCGCGTGACTGGCAGCGGACCCTGGTCCAGATGCTAAACGGTATCTTCGCCGGCCCGCTGTCCGCGTCGCACCGCTTCGACGTGCCGACCCTGGAAACCGGCGCTTCGCCGGACGCCTCCAAGGTGCTGGGCGTGCAGAACGTGCTGAACGGCTTCAAGCTGCTGGGCGACAACGCCGAAGGCAACCTGACCGCCATCGTCATGCACTCGGCCGTGTTCTACAACCTCGTGGCGCAGAAGCTGGTCGTGTTCGACAACACGAACGGCACAGTTCCGGTCGACCAGACCATGGCTGCCGCCGGCAACACCGGTATCCCGTTCTTCATGGGTCGCCGGGTGATCGTCGACGACGGCGTTCCGGTCCGCGCGGGCGTTACCTCGGGTCTGGTCTACTCGACCTACCTGTTCGGCGCCGGTTCGATTGGCCTGGGCCGTGCGAACGCCCCGGTGCCGACCGAGACCGACCGCGACACGCTGGCCGGCGTGGATATCCTCGTGAACCGTATCCACTACGTCCTGCATCCGCGCGGCCTGTCCTTCGCGCCGACCGCCGGCACGGGCGTCTCGGGCGAAGCCCCGACCAACGCCGAGCTGGCCGACAGCGCCAAGTGGTCGAAGGTCTTCGAGGACAAGAACATCCACATCGTGGAGGTTCGGACCAACGGCTAAGGCCGGCGGTCTACTCGGAAAGGGAAGGGGGCTGCGGCCCCCTTCTTCGTATCAACCGGACGGAGACGACGATGATCCGCGAAGTGATGAAGAAGGGTGGGCGCAAGAAGCCCATGCGCGGCGGACGCCGCAAGTAAGGAAGACCGGAGGGCGCGGATATTTTTCGCGCCCTTCGTGCATCTGGCAACTTGACGGCAAATCACAGGAGGACTGCTAGATGGGTGCCACCACGTTCGCCCGCGCGCGCCGGTATTACGCCGAGCGGGCTGCGATAGAGAAAGCCGTTGAGTTCGACTTCGACGCCCTGATGGCGGAAGCCGAGGCCGAGAACGCCGCCTTCGACGCGGACGCTGCGAAAGCCGCCAAGCCGAAGCGCGCCCCGCGCAAGCCGAAAGCCGACAAGGCCGACGCCGAGAAGTCGGAGGGCTAATCGATGTTCCCGAACGAAATCACTGGCGCTCGCGTCAACGTCGCCGGTCACGCCGCGAACGCGGTGAAGATCGCGGGCGGCGTTGTCGTCGGAGTCGACATTCCACTGTCCAGCGCTGGTGCGGCACGATCTACGTCCGCTCTGGAGGCCGGCGTGTACATGGTTACGACGTCGAACTATGCGCACGTCGCATTTGGCGGCTCGTTGGTCGATGCCACGGGCGACGATGCGCTTCTGGCGCCGGGGGAGCGCTGCTTGATCATTCCAGAGGGCGGCTCCTATGTGTCTCTACTTGGCATAGGAGACAGCGCCACCGATTCCGGCATCGCACGCTTCGCTCGTGTCACTTGAAGCGCCGAGCGCTTGGCCGTTTGGTGAGTTACTGTCGGTCGTTCATGCTAGTTTTGGATGTAACCAAAATCAAATATAACCGGTAAACGTTCTTATCAAACGAGAACGCACTGATTTAATACGCCAACAGATTGTCTCACCCCCTATTCCCCGGATAAGACGGCATTTTGGTGATGTCGCCATGGGAATCTGTTATAAGAATCATGGTGTTATCGTCGAATTGGAGGGGATGCGATGGCCCACCCGATGGGTGAGAGCGAAACCG